TCTGAGGTCATCTTGGCTCCGCTCCTTGATCAGTGTGAGAATGGCTTGGTCGTTTGAGAGTTCGACAGGTTCGAGTTCGACGAGGTAATTGATTACCCCCGTCCCACCTGCGCTCCCCGTTTGACCTTGAATATACAAATCCATGATAACGATGTGGTCGGGATCAACCACGCTAAAAGGAGCATTCAAGCCGGCCAAACTATCGATGTTGGTTGAAGCCCAAGCAATCTGGCGATTGTCTCCCCAATTCCAAGTGGGCGGAGTGTCGTAGTCCAAACCTAAAACTGCTGTCACATCGTTTCCGGCTGATATATTTCCATCGCCAGCGACCAGAAACGACACAACACGGTATCCATGGTTCAATCGTCCGTCATCGACGATGAGGCGTTTAACTTGGCCTTCGGGGATTCGACCTCGGAGAGTTCTACGCTTCACTTACGCTTCCCTCCGGCTATCCTGTGCGCTTCCTTGACCGCTCGCTTGAAGCCGCCGGCCTTCCACTTGCCGCTCTTGAGTTTGTATCGGGGAGCGATCTTCTTGAAAGCGGCCTTGTATTTTCGGTTGTATGCTGAGACCTTCTTTCTCGGTGATCGTGCGACGGATTCATCGCCGGTGACGGTAGGAAGAGGTGCAGGAACACCGATGCTCATGCCTTGGGCGATGCCAGCCGCAAAACCATCACGGTATCCCGTTGCGTAGTCCATTTAGTCCAACCTCACTGTTGGCTCAATGCGAGGGCCATAGCGGCACTGGAGGACAGTTTCTCAACGGTGCATTCGAGGACTACAACGATGTCGCATTCAAGTTCGAAGTTGCCGGCTTGACCGCCGAGGTAGATTTGCTCGACACCAACAAGGTAGCCATTTGTCCAGTCCTCTGGGTTAATGTCCACATCTTGAGATGCAAAGGAGTAGTGGTTGGCGACCGCCGTGGCGTTTGTGCTCTGAAGGTTTCCGGTGCTGATCACGCTCTTGTCGGTTGCATCGACCAAGGCGGCTTGAGACTGGGTTGTGAGTTGCCAGTTTGCACGAGCCTCTTGGTTCGCAACAGCCACGGTGGGTGATCCAAAGCCTCCAAAGACGTATTGGGTGGAGAGCCGGTGGATCCTCAATACGCTCATGCCGAGGGCATCCACATAAGCCCCAAGATCAATGGAGGTTTGCCCAAAGGCCCCAGCCGTAAGTCCGCTAATTTTTGCTCGAATAAAGAAAGAGTCGCTCTTTGCCATGCCTCAGACAAACGCGCCACGGTATATGAACAGCACCTAATCTTCTTTATGGGTGAGGCACGAGTTAAGTTAGTCCCCGCGCCACCCTCCCCCGTTCCTAACCAGCCATAGGTTATAGGGATTCTCTAGGGAATCCTATCCGAGCCATAGCAAAATAACATTATTTTTAAGAATCAGAACCGCTTCCATAGGCACATGGGGAACCAATACAGCATAACTGTAAGCGATGAATCCGACAGGATTCTGCAAATGGCGAAGGATCGAGGACTCAAGGTGTCGCAAATTATTGACATCGCCATCAAAACGATGGGGATGGACGCGCTCCAGCGTCTTCAGACGGTGTGGCGACAGGCCGAAGCATACTTGGACGGTGAGACCTATGAGTAGCATTCTCTTCATCAAGTCCTCAAATGTCCACACATTCCGAGAAGTCGAATGCAACGGCGACGGATGCGGCTATTGGATTAATCCGACCGACCATTCAATGCAAGGTCACCCTCGTCTTCGAATGTTCAAGGTGAACGGCGTTCAATATTGCGAGGAATGCATCAAAGAAACCATCCGCGATCTTAGTCAAATGTTGGAGTTTGAGTGAAATGACCTGCGATCATTGCGGAAAGTCCGACGAAAACTTGACTGAATGGTTTGTCTTAATCAACGAGATGCCGTTCACTACCAACGAATACGAGTTTTGCTCCCTTCGATGTTTGAAGTGGTGGTCTGTGGAGATGCTAAAGTGAAAGTTCGTTGCGCGGTCTGCGGCTTTGAGGCGGAAGTTGAGAACCCTTGGTTGTCCAGAGATCCAATTCTCGCGTTCTTTGACCACCGACCGCGTACGGAGCGGTTGATTCTTCCAGATGTTTGGATTTGTGATACTCACAAATAAGGAATCATTGAGATAGCAAGGCGGACAGTTTCAAAGCCACCGACGAGACCGAGAGTAAGAAACGAGACGAGGACATTCAGACGAACAAGTCCTTCGAGGTTTGACTCCTTGGCTTCTCGTCGTTCCTCTCGCTCCATCAACCATTGAGCGAACCGTTGAGTTCGATTTGGTGCAGCTGCATTTTCAATCGGTTCATCTGAGGTCATCTTGGCTCCGCTCCTTGATCAGTGTGAGAATGGCTTGGTCGTTTGAGAGTTCGACAGGTTCGAGTTCGACGAGGTAATTGATTACCCCCGTCCCACCTGCGCTCCCCGTTTG